GAAAGGGCCCACCCGGTGCGTGTGACGAATCTGTTCACGGACTGATCGTGGGCCTACTTCAAGCCCAGCATCCACCCTAGGGAGGACAGACTGGTAGAAGTAGGAAAGTGGCTAGTCTACGAGAGAGTGAATCTTTCGCAGCTAGTCCCCACGATCCTCCTTGCCTATATCCTGGTTTGGCAAACCATTGGGATATTGGCAAGCACGATCCTGTTCGGCAACTCAAGAGAGTGGAGAAGATGGACCCGTTCTGGACGTCTCATGGCGAGAAAATCAAAACTCGTCAGATTACGTTCGAAAAGGGCGAGTCGGTAAGCCAGTTCAAGGATTTTAATTCTGGAACTGTTTACCAAACGACTCGACAACCCTGGGCCATCATCGGCTCGCAGACAACTGCGAGCCAGCCAACTCAGTTCGGTTTCTACAGGAAGGTTCTTCGAGAGTGGAATATCTCGAAGGACCTCCGTAGAAAGATCCTGAGTTTGGACCTCGGAGGTCATTTCATGACCACCACCAACAGGTACGATAACAACCTGGATAACACCGGGTATTATCGGCCGTTGTTGGGAGGTCTTGGCAGCGATTACATGGGTCCGATCTTCCCTACGGGAGGAAACGGTGCCAATGTAAACACGTACTGGCCGACTGTCAACCCACAGGATCTCGCGATCCTTGTGGCAGCTGGCACTCACGCCATCGCCAAGACTGTTCCGAACAGTCCAGTAGCATCCCTGGCCACCTTCATCGGAGAACTCAGAGAGGGCTTGCCCTCAATGGTCGGTAAAGGTATCATCCAGCAGGCTCGAAAAGCCGGCGTCAAGGGAGCCTTAAAAGGCTCCGGTGACGAATGGCTTAACCTGCAGTTTGGTATCAAACCGTTTCTCTCCGACATCTCGAAGATGGTAGAAGCATCGACACTCGTTGATGAACGAGTGAAGGTGTTTCTTGACGGGGCCGGAAAACCTGTTTTCCGACGCTACGACTTCCACCCCGTCGAATCCGTAGAAGTGATTCGTTCCGATGTAACCAGTGGTTACCCCGGAATGCAATCAAACATCTACTACGGACCCGGCGGGTCCCCTGGGAACTCGCAAGGAAAGAGGACTGTCACTCGTAGGAGAATCCTACGAATGTGGTTCGAGGGCGTGTATGAGTACAACGTTCCGCTGCAGTCGAAAGACATGTTTGCGAAACTGAAGTCTCATATCGACCTAGCTGACAAGCTAGCGGGCGTGGAGATCACTCCCGCCGTCCTCTGGGAACTTCTTCCTTGGAGTTGGGCCTCCGACTGGTGGTTAGACACGGGTGACGTCATGTCAAACTTGTCTAGCTTCTCGAAGGATGGTCTCGTCATGAACCGCGGGTACCTCATGGCTCATGAAGTCATTGAGGATACCTGGGCTCTCGAAGGGCTAGTGGCCGGTGGCCGCTCCCTCGGCCCGCTGTACCAGATCTTCACTTCTGAAGTGAAGACCAGGATCAAGGCGACGCCTTACGGGTTCGGGATCAACCCCGGGACTCTAAGTCCCGGTCAGTTGTCCATCATTGGAGCACTCGGTTTAAGCCGAAGCTTCAAATGATCGGCGGTGGCACACAAAGCCTCCGTTTGGTCATGCTATGGATAGCGTTAGCGAGTTGCCTACTCGCGATGCTGTTCGTAGCAAGCCTTCCGTGGAAACCCCATGGGAGTTCCTACACTGACGAAAGATGCCATGTTCTCCGATCCACTCACTCTCACCCTAGCCTCAACGTCTAAGTCGTTCAACAGAACGAACGTTTCCGGCGCCAGCTCGGCTTACACCGAGTCGTCGACGGGAGCGTATCAGCTGCTCATCACCCACTTCGTGGGCAAGCGACAGCGTGATCAGTTGAGGCTCAACTGGAGCAAGGTTGTTTCGGACCCGTACGCAACGGGCCGAAGCTTCCCTGTCAGTGCCAGCGCCTTCGTGACGCTGGACACACCTCTTCTCGGGTTTTCGAACGCCGAGAAGACTGACATGTTGTTCGGGCTGTGTGATTCAATCACACGCTCGACGGGCTCTTTGAACTCAGGGCTGATCTCTCAGCAGATCTGAGTTCGAGGGAGTGGCTGAAGCAATTCAGTCGGTGGATCTGAGACATTGGCAGGGATGCACTACCTCCTAGAAAGGGGGCGGCATGAAAAGCCTGATGTCTCTCGTCCGTGTGATCCTCGAAGAACTCGGGGATCAGTGTCGCACAAGCACCACTCATGACTTAGAATACGTCATGAGTCGGATCGAACATGAGGGATTATCCTTTCTAGGGATAATCCTCCCCACTTTCGGCAAAGACCTCCAAAGGGCCTTAGACCAAGGGTGGGTGGACCGCAGTCTCTTCTTACCATTTCGCAAGAAAGGTAGAAGAGGAGATCTCCCGGCATTCTTGTCGGGTTTTCTCGGTCTTGTGTTCGACCGCAACACTGGGCTGCTGCTTGATGAACCCAGCATAGATGCGATCTTCGCCATACGTCAGTTCACACTGATGTGGGAGAAGATCTTGTTGCCTAGCTCAGATGAGCGAGTCAACAGCGCTATGCTTGGGTACCTCAAGTGTGAGCAGGATGTCAAGGCGTCGGATGCCATGCTTCAAAGTTCCCAAAAGGATCACTTTGTTGCGGTTAGCAGCCGATTGTTTGGCCAGACGTTCGCCGAAGTGGATCAACAGATCTTCTACGGTCAGATCGTCCCCAAGCATGGTCCAGGCAGCACGGCTGATAAACTTCTCGGGAACGAAAAGTTTCAGCAATGCGAATGGACCAGCCGTTTGGAAGAATACTTCCCCTCGGGGGAGTTTCTTCTGCCCAGTTGGCGTTATCACCATGATCTCGCCAACGTTGACATCCTCGAACCCGGTGCCGAGAGACCTGTTAGGGTCATATCGGTACCTAAAACGCTCAAGACACCACGAATTATAGCCGTAGAACCTACGGCTACTCAGTATGTCCAGCAGGGCATCGCTGAGGCTTTCGTGAAGAGTATCGACAGAGATGACTTCCTGTCGACTCTTATCGGCTTCGACGACCAGAATCCCAACAGGGAAATGGCGTTGAAGGGCTCCATGGATGGAACCTTGGCCACTCTCGATCTGAGTGAGGCCTCCGACCGTGTCTCGAATCAGCATGTACGACTTCTCTTCTCGCATCATCCTCATCTTTCAGGTGGGGTTGACGCTTGTAGGAGCCGGAAGGCTGATGTCTTCGTCAATGGTGAGCACAAGATTGTGCGCCTGGCGAAGTTCGCGTCTATGGGTTCAGCGCTAACCTTTCCTATTGAAGCGATGGTCTTCACGACTATCATCTTCATGGGAATAGAGAACGCGCTCAGCAGACGGTTGACCCGCAAAGAGATGAAACGCTTTGCGGGCCGGGTGCGTGTCTTCGGAGACGATATCATCGTCCCCGTCGACTACGTGCAGCCTGTCTTGGAGGTCATGCGTACTTTTGGGTACGTTGTGAACCCCAACAAGTCTTTCTGGACTGGAAAGTTCAGAGAGTCTTGTGGCAAGGAATACTACGCGGGCCATGACGTATCAATCGTCAAGGTCAGGCGAGTGCTTCCGGAAAAGTCAATGCGAATTGACAAGATCCAGAAGCTTCGTTTCCGAGCCAGGCAGGAGCGTGTTCAGGAGATCATCTCTACAGTTTCGCTGCGGAACCAGCTTTACAAAGCTGGTATGTGGCAGACATGTAGGTTCCTCGACGACCTACTGGGGAATGTCTTACGACACTACCCAGCGATCGCTGAAGAGTCTCCTGTGCTAGGCAGGGTGAGTTTCTCTGGTTACGACAACCAGAAGACACATCGACACCTTCATAGTCCTCTTGTCAAGGGCTATGTTGTGTCACCGTCAATCCCGAGTGATCCTCTGGATGGGACGGGTGCCTTGCTGAAGTACTTCCTGAAAAGAAGCGATTTGCCATTCGCTGACAGGAAGCATCTTGAACGCGCTGGGCGCGCTGAGTCGCTCGACATGAAACTCAGATGGGCGCAACCCTTCTAAAGGGTTGCGGCGTGGAATCACAAGCCACGCGCAGGGGAAAC